TTTTCTCCTCACGAATAAATTTCATCTTTATGGGATCAATATATCTTATTTCCTTGATTCCCTCTTCTGGTTTTTTCTGGTCGATTACCTTTAAATAATACAATCTACCATCTACATACCAATTTCTAAGTATTTCGTGCGATTTTTTATCAAAATCTAATATATCTTTTATATTTCTAAACTCATCTCTAATTGCTTTTTTAAGTTTGTCACTTGCATTTAAATTTGATAGTTCAATTTCAATTGGAGTGTCATATAAGTCACTAACAATTGCTTCATTTATAATATCTTCAATGGCACCATCCGCTTCTGGATGCAATGCCATCTCACGATATCTTCTTATCAAATCATATTCGGTTCTATAGACACCTTCAATATCCACATAGGAACCATAAAACCCACTGGAAATATAATTATCAACCCCGTCCTCATTATTCTGAGGAACGGGGGATATTACGCCAGGGGATTTCTTTTCTTTTTCAATAGAAAAGCCAAAAAGTCTTGCCATTGTATAATCTTTTTACCTATTATAGCACTATTTATCTGATATTTTCACCGCCAGCCGCAGGTGAAGTACCTTTATATGCTTCCCACCACTGAACTTGCATCTCTACAGTAAACTCTTCTAGAGTATCTGTAGTCTCATAACTTAGGTCAATTGTGGAAATGTTAGTTGGAAAAATATCCCAGAACTTATAAGATCTTAAGATACCACCATCACGATCCAATTGATGGACCATGGCATCTTTTTGATACTCATCAGGATTCTGAACTCCTGTGGCATCTTCCATACTATTAATGATATTCATCCACTTCTCAAAAGCAGAACGAATAACAAAATCAACATCATTGAGAACGGTAATTGTCCATGTCTCAAATGTTCTATCTCCTGCAATCTTAAGTATCCTTCCTCGGAAAGGAACTTCAATTGGTGAAATAGTAGATGCAGGAAGTGCTGCTGCCTTAACTAAAAATCTTGATTTCTGTAAGACATCATTTTCTATTGCAACTGCATTTGGAAACGCTAACTCAACCTCAAAAAGATTCGGCCTAGCACCACCACCAGTTAATTTACTTTTAAAATCGCTTATCTTCCTTAAAGGAATGCTATTTTGTTGAACACGGCTTGGCATTTTTTTAAACCTCTATTAAACGTTACCGATTACTTCTTCAAATGCAACGCCAGTTCGAGTGGCGATGAAGTTAAGACCAATGAAGTTGATTGATCTTGCAGGCTTAATGTATATATCAGCCACAAACTCATTAGAATCAATAATTGCGGCGGTGTTATTAGTTTCATCACAAATAACAACATAATCTGTAATTCCTCGTTTAGCCTGAACATCACGTAGGAAAGGTTCAACAATATTCACAAAGTTAGTTCTTGTGATCTCATCGTTAAACTCAAAGAGTTGATCCTTCGCTGCAGCAGAAATTGCATCTTCAAGGAAGAGGAATAATCTACGAACGTTAATTCTATCAAATGCAGATGCTTTAGCAAATGCAGTCTTATCACCAAATAGAACGATTCCAGCACCAGGTGAGAAAATTACAGGATTGACTCGTGCAGAATAAAGACGATCTCTTTGATCCTTACTTGGATTGTATGCTAACTTAACTGCATTAAGAATAGCACCTCTTGCTGTACCAGCAGGTGAGAACCAAGGGAACGCATTGATATCCGTTCTAGCACATAATCCAGCAATATCACCATTTAATGGAACATATCTGAATGTATTTGCAAATCTATCAAACATATACTTGTATCCACTATCGAATACTGCATATGATGAAGAAGTTATAGGTTCAAAGAAGTTAATTACATTATCAGTAATCTTAGAATCACTTAAAACAATATCTACGGTTTCCTGACTAGGATTGTCAGTTATCATAGATCCTCTATAAGGAGAAATAAATGCAACTGCATCCTTCCTCAACTCTGCAACAGCAATCAATTTAGTTGCTAGAGCTCTTGCTTCATTTTGCCCTTCTTTTGCAGATCCCATCAATAAGAAATCTACATCAACATTAGTATCATTCTCAAATAATCCATAACCAGTAACTAAGTCATCTAATCCAGAATTAAGTGCTCCAGTTGAAGTAATAGTAGAAATACCACCATAATCCTTACCGTCTTTTAATACTGTATTCAGATTACCAATTGAACCAAAGATAATACCTTCAGCATCTTGATCCCAACCAGTATCACTAGCAAGAGTAAATCCTGAACTATATCCAGTTGTTACAACTCCTCCAGGTTCTCCACCAGCAAAGATATTTGTTGAATTGGTTTCAATATATTTTCTCCACCATTGAGGTGATCCTACAGAAAACTCAGCGTCTTTTGCCTTAGAAAGATTTAAGTGTTTTTCAAGAATCGTTCCAGCATTTCCACTGATAGTTCCTTTACCATCTATTACCACAACATGAACTTCATCAAATCTTGCACCTCTAGCAGCTGCATACTCTGATGTAGTAGGACGCTCTGAAAGAGTATTCCATTTTACTGTGGTTGTCGTAGTTGCTCCCCCAACTGTTGCAGTTGTAAGATCAAGTGTTTGCTGATCAAACCAATCTACTGAACTTGTAACTGCGGTAGATCCGTATGAAGTTGTCTGACCTGTAGAATGGATAGCAACCGTAGAATCTGTACTAAACTGATAGATGCTATTATAAGATTGAGCAGTTTCTGTAGAGAATGCATTAACATGACTTAGGAATTTGACTCCTATTTCTCCAGTACCGATTTCAGTAATAATACCCTTGAAGTATCCATCAAGTTCTTCAGTAGTACCAGCACCAACTCCTGTTTTAGAAACAATAGTTCCTGCAGGAACTGCTTGAGTAATTCCGTATCCAACTGCTAAATTTGCAGTAACCGTTTCAGTTGTTCCAAAATCAAACGTTGTTGTTAAATCTACACTCGATTCTGATGAATTGGAGATGGTAACAATACCAGCACCTCCTCCACCAGGTACTGCAAGAACAGTAGTTCCTGCTGCAACAACACCTGCAACATCACATTTAACTTCTAATCCAACAGTAATACTAGTAGTACTAGTAAATGAAATAGTAGAAGCAGAACCTACTAAAGTACCTTCTGCATTACTTACTGTATCATTAAATGAAGTTGCACCTGTAGTAGCAATACCAATAGTCTGGTCTGCTCTACCATCAATAATTCCAATTCTAATATCATTTGCCCATGTTCCAGGATTTCGAGCAGCAACAGTTACACCAGTAACAGGATTCTGATCATATCCTAATTCCTCATAATGCTCCGCACTCTTAATACGTACACTTGAAGCAGTTCCCACAAAAGCATTCTTTACACCCACTCCTGTAGTAGCGTTATAATCGTCAGCTCTTACAACATTTAAAATTCCACCATATGCAAGATATGATGATGCTGTCAACCATGTTTCATATTGTTTATCAGTTTCATATGGTTGCCCAAATGTATTCAATAAGTCGTTTTCAGTAGTGACAAGTGTAGGAGTTCCTACTGGTCCTTTTGCAAAAGGGCCTACAATTCCACCTAATTTATCTGATGTGGCATCAATTCTCCCCAGAGTTAAATCAATTTCCTTAACCAGAATTCCAGGAGATGCTAGATTTAGCGGCATCTTGTTTTCCCCTCGCAGTCCAAATTTATTCTAGAAATATTTATTAAATTATCTTCTTTACATGCATTTTTTTATCATTGATAGTCCCACATGTAAGATCTATCTCCATATTCGTCTACATGCCATGTATCTCCGTCCTTATCTACAAAACTCTCATCTTCCAATCCAGTTGCAATAAATCCAAAGGGAGCCATGTCTTGTTCTATCTGATTTTTTTGATCTTCATATATTCTTTTACGAACATCATTATCAGTCATCTCCTTAAAATAGTCCTGTGCACATAACCATGCAAATATAACCAGACACATAGCTAAGTCATCATTAGATCCTTCTTCTGCCTCAAAAGAATTATGTTTCTGAGCAAAGGTAGTTAATTCGGCAATGATATCATAATCCCATAAAAGTATTTTATCATCCTCAAGCATAGTCTTTAAATTGGAGCAACCCAATTTTTTAACAGCAGAAGTGGTTCTAACTCCCAATTGAGTTTTCTTACCTGAAAAACCTTGCCCAACTATTTGACCTGCTCTACCTCTCATGGTTGCCATTAAGAGATTCTCATACTCTAAATCATATTGAAGAATACTTGCGACCTGATCTCCAATATCATTAACTTCTATTAATAAGTAGGCTTCATTATAACCTTTAGCCACATCCAAAATGACATTAGGAAATAACATTGGTTTAATTTCATTATTCCTATATTTCCCTACCACCTTATGAGGGAACTCTGTAATATCAATAATTACA